CCTTCTGGTGTGAACTCGCTCATGTCTGCGGCAAGTAAGGCCTTCATGATGCTTGGGCTGAACCCAGACACTAGAGCGGCACCTGACTTGTCTGCCTTTACAGGCACGTTGTCAGAACTGTTCAAGTTCCAGAACACAACTTGTGGCACAGAGTAACCTGCGTCAGCATACTTGCGTTCGATCATTTCCATTGCGTTGTCGTCATGACGAACACATTGGTTGAATTGCATGTCACTCAAGATTAGGACCATCGCTGGCATTTCTTCTTGAGCTACATTACCCTTCACTGCAACATCCAAGATCTTCTCAAATGCCGCATGTAGGTTTGTACTCATGTCCCAATCGCTCTTAACCATTTGGGCCATCTTTTGAACCACGTTACCCTTTAGGTGCAGTAATTCAGACTTATCAGAGAAAGTCAAGAATGTATCCTTGAACTTGCCCTTGTTCTTGTCAGCCAAGTACAAACCTAGCGAAACTGCCACGTCCATGCAAGTCACCGAAGTGTTCTTGCCAGCTGGACAGCCCATAGAGCCACTAACGTCTACCATTGGTAGGATGTTAGCATCGCCTACATAGTTTGGCAAAGCCTCCCATTGTGCGATGATATGATCAGTTTCTGTCTTGTCAAAACGTGCATAAGAGCTTACACCCTTGATCACGTCATATGGGTAAACTGCTCCAGCGTTAACCTTAACAGTTGGATCACCCTTAACAAGAGCCGCAACATACTCAGCGAACTTTGTAGTGTTACGGTTGAATGCCTTCTTGTAGCGAGCTGACGCTACAGATGGAACGTGTGAGAAGTTGATGTTATCCCAGTCCTTGGCACACATTTGTGTTTCAACGACCTTTGTAAGTGCTACTAAACTCTTACGGTAGAACTTTGGGCTCATACCAAAGAATTCACGGATTTCACGTGCTACTTCACCCTTACGTGGAGCCCACTTGGCCGCTAGGCCATTCTTCTCACGAAGTGCATCGCCTAACATAGTGTAAGCGGCCTTCTTTAGTGCAGGAGTCTCGAAAGCAAAGATGTCATCCCAACGACCTAGTTCTGGTACCTTACGCAACAGAGCGAAAGCCGCATCGATGTCAGTCTTTTCTAGATGCTTCAAGATTGAACGGAATAGTTCGCGTTCACCTGCGCCACCACGAGCATCACGTGCCCATAGTGCGATACGAAGTGCAAGCTCACGGTCAGCTACGTAGGCCGCTGTGAAGGCAGGAATTACATCCTTGCCACGGCTTGCACCGATGTTATAAAACAAGTCAACTACAGCATTAGCTGAGGACTTGCGAGCCTTCATGCCATTGGCAGTACGGGCTTCTTGGTTAATTACTGCGTCTACGAATGTAGTCATGATAGTTCTCCAGGTTAATGCCCTTTCGGGCGGTTTCATTATGAGCGAAATTTTTATTGCTGAACTTAACCTTATTAAATTCAAACAGGATAGTTTTTGTCATCTTTTTTACACAGGATCTTCACGCCTGCTTGTCGAGGTGCTCCGAAGAGCGGTCCGACCTTCATAGTATATGAATTGCTGAACCTATCCTAAAATTGTCTAACAAGTTTCCTTGCTATGTATATATTGTATATGAAACAATCGCTTGTGTCAATACATTTTGGAGCAACGGGTGTGATTTGAACACACGGCTTTACGGATTTGCAATCCGTTGCATTGGACCACTCTGCCACCGTTGCATTATTTTGGCGGAGACGGAGAGATTCGAACTCTCGGTGCAGGTTTTGGCCCGCACGTCTTCTTAGCAGGAAGGTGGTTTAAACCGGCTCACCCACGTCTCCAAAATACTTACTGTGCTGTTGGTGTGTCTGTGCTTACAGGTGCTTGTGCAACTGTAATCTGACTTGCTTGTGTATTTGCATCAGCGGTATGTGCTGTTACAGCGGCTTCGAATGCAATCGCATCAGCTTTAGCTTTTGCGGCGGCATCAGCGGCGGCATCAGCGGCGACTTGATGTAAATCACGTGCCTTTGTTAAAGCATCTTGCAATTCTGCTTTAAGTCTATTAACTTCTGCATTAGCATCTAATGCGGCTTGTTTAGCTTTGGCAAATACTGCATGAACGTCTGCTTCGAATGTAGCTTCTACTTTCTGTATTACTTGCTCTGCTTTATCAAAAAATCCCATGTGAATCTCCTAAAATAGTACGTTATTGTACTGCCATTATTTAAGAGTGTCAACCATTGATTTAATGTTTATTTGGCGTCCCCCCAGGGACTCGAACCCCGACTAACGGTTTTGGAGACCGCAGTACTGCCATTATACTAGAGAGACATTAACTAAAACAGGATACATTTTTCTTCATTTGCAGTGAAATAAAATTGCTGTTAGTATCCTAAATTTGGCGGAAGCGGTGAGATTCGAACTCACGGACCCTTTCGAGTCGTCTGTTTTCAAGACAGGTGCAATCAGCCGGACTCTGCCACACTTCCATGATTAGGGCCGTTTGTAAGTAAACGGCAAAACCTTATTCGTATTCGTAGTTAACGGTGTCCGAATTTTGTCTAAAAACTTTAGCACCGTTCTTGGTATGAAAACGGCGAGCTAGTTCTGTTGTAGGACTCAAAGTAACGAATCTTGTGATATGATCGTATGTGTCTTTGATATATTGTTGGGCCTCTCCAATGAGATTACGACCTCCCCCATTTGCATAACTCCATATAGTATAAAAAATTGCTGTGTTTGGCTTGATAGCTTCTACTAGCAATTCTTCTACAGAGCTTGGAATGTTGTCGCAAAAAGCAACACAAACCATAGCAAGTGGGTTTTTGTTTTCGTCAACTAGAGTTAGCACTTCTCTATTCTTTGACACACGCCAATCGGCCGGAATTTCTGGCCTCACAGGATCGTCTTTGACAAACTTGATCAAAGGATCATCTTGTGATTTTATAACGTGTAACATTTTATTCCCCAGGCATTATAGTGGTATTTATTAGATTAATGAAAAATGTTGTATTTGGCAGGGGGTACAGGATTCGAACCTGTGCATGGCAGAATCAAAATCTGCTGTCTTAACCGGACTTGACGAACCCCCAACAGAACCATTATTGATATCCACTGCACTATTTGCCTATCCTCAACACGCTTTACTCGAGTTGACGGTTTATTGAATAGGTTACATAACGCTTGATCGTGCCTCTGAGCTTACAGAGGATATCAATAATGGCGCTCGGTACCAGAATCGAACTGGTCTTCCCGCCGTGAAAGGGCGGTGTCCTAACCGATAGACGAACCGAGCATCTGTCTTTTAAATTTTTAACGAACAAGCATATATTATACATTCACCAAAAGGTTTTGTCAACCTATTTTGGTACCCCTCCCCTGATTCGAACAGGGAGAACTTCTCCTTTTGAGAGAGATGACTTTACCAATTTGTCCAGAGGGGCATAAAAGAAAACTCCCCAAAGTGTGCTGTTTATAACAAGCATGGGGAGTGTGTTGTTTGGTCCGGCGTAGAGGAATCGAACCTCTATTAAGACTTTAGAAGAATCCTGTCCTATCCATTGAACGAACGCCAGTTAAATCAAGTATACCAGATTTCAGAAAACCCTTCTTCTTCAGTCGGATCTTCCCAACTGGCGATCATGCTGGCAATAACATGTTCTGGAATTTCTTTTCCAGGACGGCTCATTAATCTGCGCATAAGTTCTTTATGCTCTGGTGTTTTAAATACCACAGCAACATGCTCATAGTCTGGCAACATATTAAACTTACGAGCACGACTTTTTACTGTAGTACTAGTTTGATCCCAGATAATGTCCTTACCCGCTGTTCGTGCATCAACAACCTCGGCCGCCATTAACTCAACAGCCCTAGGCATATATTCATCAAACACTTCTGAATATGTCTTACCTTGAGATATGGCATAGGCTAGCACAAATTTGTCAGTGGATATATGAGTGCAGTTATCTGCCCACTCCTGATTGGACACCCATGTACTCTTTCCAGCGCCTGGTACACCGATCAATTGATAACAATATTTTTTTGATTTATCTTTGGACATGATGACCTCTAATTTCGTTGTTCTTGATACGGTTAATTGCGTATTGTATTGATACAACAATTTCACCAGTTGAGTCCATACCTACATCGAACGCACGATACTTTTCTAACCCACTCACACCTCCGTGTAAGTGACCATGAAAATGTAAAGCACCTCTGTGCATTTGGTCCCATTCAGCAATCGGATAATGGAACATGACAATCTTGTGACCATCATATACAATATCCAAATACTTGTGTATTTCTGCAAACGCACTACGAAATGTTGCATCCATTAATGTCTTACGGTCATGGTTACCTTCGACTAAGATTTTAGTACCGTTCAACCTCTTGACCATTCGGCCTGCATCGCTACCTGACATGAACGCTACATCACCTAAGATGTAAACGGTATCTTCGATAGCAACTTTGTCATTCCATTCGTCTGCCATAGCAGAGTTCATGTAATCAACATCATCGCGGAAACGAGCACGTGTTTGGGGGCAGAACTTCATTATGTTCTTGTGACCAAAATGTAAGTCACTTGTGATCCAAGTTTTCATCCTGCCCTCCTTTGTTAACTATTCTCCATATACTCGTCGCCGGGCATTGGAACATGTTTTTCATTAGGGTCGTATGTCCAACCCAATGCTTTCATCATACGATGCTTGACCAATAAGTTAGGACTGCGGAATCTTTCAGTATCCTGAAAGCCCATCATTACTCCAACTTCGGTTACAGCACCACTACGGCAAATACCTGCTGTACAATGCACGACCACGTTCATACGATTTTCTAGTGCGTGTTGTAACAGTCGGACAAGTTCGTTAGCCTGTTCCTGACTGCATTTCATTGCTTCTTCAAGTACTTGATCTTTTTCTTCTACATCAAGGAACTCAAAATTATGACGCTCTTTGAAATCGTGAAACGCAACTGGTTTCCAACCTGCAGGATCACTGATACTGATTAGCATACTATTCTTGCCGGCATCATGGTGAAATCCTTTTGGGATATCAACAGCCGCTACATTTTCAATCCATGGCATTTAATTTCTCCAACTCTTTCTTTAAACGACTATGGAAAGTATCTTCTCCATCATCGCCACTTACTAGCCAATCAATGCGCTGTGCATAGACATGTGCCTGCTGTAGAATTTGTAATCCTTTTTTAAACTCTGCAATAGTTTCTGGAGTATAATGGTAACCTTTACGGTCTCCATATTCATTTACTTCTTCACTATCATTGTCAAGGATCAACTGCTCTACTTCAGTTGCAATGGAGCCAATATGATATTGCTCATAGTTAAAATGTCCGCCACTCATATGTTACTTCCAAAGTCTCAATAGATTAACAAACTCGGGCCATTCAACATCATGCCGTGGCTTTAAGACTATTGCTAATTCAGCATTGTCCATACGGCTTTCAGTTACAACCAAATGGTCCTCTAACTGTTTAAGCATAACAAACTCTGCAGGAGTAACTGCACAGGTTACTTTCTTAAAACTGTTTGCTAACCAGGCTTGATAAACTTCATCATCCTTGTACTTCAAATGGCACATTAGTCCAGCATGGGCCGCGGCATTCATTGCCATGCCCACAGGCGTTCCTTCCTTAACACAAATATACATCTTCATTGGCTTCTCCGTTTCATCCAGGTGTAGTCTACACCGTCTGGACACTTACCGTCTTTGACGCTGTCAGCACCAAAGATGCCAACGATTTCCATTCCGTTACCTACTATTGTAACACAAACATTTAATTCCTTAGCATGTTGCATTGCCAAATCTAAGTTGGAAAACTCTGCTTCATATTCTTTTACTTTTACTTTATACATACTATTATTCTAACATAGGTTTTACCTTATGTCAACCTATTTGGCAGGGGTGCTTGGAATCGGACCAAGGATAACGAGTTCAAAGCCCGTTGTGTTACCACTACACCACACCCCAACAGAACACTTGGTGCAACCTCCAGGAATCGAACCTGGTTCAACGGATCTTCAAACCGCCGCTATGACCACATCAGCTAAAGTTGCACATTGGTACCAGCGGAGGGAATCGAACCCTCTCAAGAACGCTAATCTGGCGCTAAAAGTCTTATAAGGACTCTCTGACTACCAAGTCTCGCTGGCATAAAACATTTAGGGGTGACCAACGGGATTTGAACCCGTACTGACAAGGTCACAACATGTAGTGCTACCATTACACTATGGCCACACCTAAATGTTCTATTTGGTACCCCCGCCAGGATTCGAACCTGGAACAACGGTTTCGTAGACCGGTATGATTATCCATTTCACTACAGGGATATTTGGTGGTAATGGAGGGAGTCGAACTCTCACAGCGCACCGTATGAAGGTGTTGCACTACCATTATGCTACATTACCATATAGAAACACACTAGACGAGGCGACCTCGTGGCCACAAGTTCCTGCTTATCTCTAATGTGTTTTTATATGGTAGGACCGGAGGGATTCGAACCCTCACCTGGCGGATTAAAAGTCCGCTGTGCTAAACCGTTGACACTACGATCCCGTATTGGTCCCTGCGGCCGGAATCGAACCGGCAACCTTCTGATTAAGAGTCAGTTGCGCTACCAATTGCGCCACACAGGGTTAGTTGTATTAAAAGTTTCTTTAATGTCTTAATACTATATTAAAGAGTTCTTTAATGTGCCAACCCTAGACCAATACGGGATCTAGAGCGACACTAACGTTTAGCACGTTTCATGTCATTCTCCTTTGTTGATATTACGCTTTTGGGCTTGGCGTTCTGATTTCCAGAACACTCGTTTCCAATCTTTCAAATGCTTCCACCATTGTGGAGGCGCTGTTAGGTTACCTTTTTTGACATTTGCCATGGGATTTCCTTACTATAAAACAGGATGCTTTTTTACGGTTTAGATTAAAAGTCTAATGTATAAAATTTGCTGGACGCATCCTCAAACTTGGTGCCCCATGACAGAATCGAACTGCCATCCCCTGATTACAAAACAGGTGTTCTACCATTTAACTAATAGGGCAAAATTGGTCGGAGTACTAGGATTCGAACCTAGGACCCCCTGGTCCCAAACCAGGTGCGCTAGCCAGACTGCGCCACACTCCGAAATTAGGTGTTTCTAATGTTGTAACTAGTGTTACGTACTAGATCTTGATATGCGGGATTACTTTCTTCTTTTATCATGATTCTCGTGATCCCGTCGATTACTTGCTGTGGTACGCTGAGTAAGAAACTATTAGTTGCATACCTGGTACCTGATGTTATTGTTTCTACTTCGTGAACCCAAAAATAGTCTGCAGGCCAAATCATTGCTTCGCCTGCATCTAATCTCACGCGATGTTTCCCATTCCAGAAAACAAAGTCTCCGCCAGTGTATTCATCATTTAAATTAAATGTTGCACTACCGTATACAAACGGCACGTGATCACTGTGTGGATGGATTTTTGCACCTGTTTCATATTTTAATAAACGAAACATATGACTAAACTTCATGGTCTCTCTTATTGAAACATGGAACATTCCAAAACTATCTAGATAGTCCATGTACTCATTGATAAGATTTTCATTTGCACGAAACACTAGATTGTATGCTTCTGTGCCTTCTTGTAACGATGCACGTTTAAATGTAGAATATGTATCTATACCTGTAGTTGCATCTGGACAATGTTCTAATACATTGTTGTCGTTTAGTCTAGCATGTTCTTCAATAAGGAACTGACATTCTTCTTTAGTGAACGCTTGTTTCTTATGATATATTAATTTTGTTAAATCCATGCTAGTATTTACTCACTATATTGGTGGACCGTGGGAGGATCGAACTCCCACCTAAGGCTTGCAAAGCCCCCGTGCTCCCATTATCACTAACAGCCCATATTGGTTGCGGGACCTGGAATCGCACCAGGGACTAGAGCTTATGAGACTCTCGAGATACTCCTTCTCCATCCCGCTATTGTTTTGGCTCCCCAGCGTGGGATCGAACCACGGACACCTTGATTAACAGTCAAGTGCAACTACCTCTGTGCTACTGGGGAATAGATTAATACTTATACTTTCAATTGGTACCCAGAACAAGAATCGAACTTGTAATAGCCGGTTATCAGCCGACCGTTATACCATTTAACTATCCGGGTAAAAACTTGGCGCCTCGTAGGGGAGTCGAACCCCTGTGTTCCGCTAGACAGGCGGGCATAATAGACCGTTATATGAACGAGGCAAAATTGGTATGGCGTACGGGAATCGAACCCGTCTCTTTGGCTTGAAGGGCCAAGGACCTACCCAGAAGTCCAACGCCATATAAAACAACAGGATACATTTTTCTTTTTGACAATAAAAGTTTTTTAGTTGCTGTTAGTATCCTCAAACTTGGTACCCCGTGACAGAATCGAACTGCCGTCTGCGCCGTGTAAAGACGCGGCCCTACCATTAGACGAACGGGGCATAAGTGGTGGACCTTGAAGGAATCGAACCTAACTGCCGCCACCCTACATATTATGGCAAGAGATTTACAGTCTCCCGTAGGGAACAAAGTCCATAATTATTCACACACTCTTTCGAATGTGTCGTATAAAGTACACTACATGGATGAACCCACTTGCCCTAAGGCCCGAGTGTACTTTATACGCTACCATTTTACAATTCTAGTTTCCGCCTAGAACTTACCATCCGGTAGGCCGCCCACATTAAGCTGATGTTTTGAGTGCCAGCAGGGTCGCGTTCCCTATACACACTATTTCGAAAGTCTAAAAACAAAAAACCCCAGGGTTTTTAATCCTAGGGTCCTTTGAAGTTTTGGAATTTTAAGTTTGTTACTTAATCATCCCAGCCCTCCCGGACCCTGGTATAAATCTCTGGTGTGCGATCTAATGATAGACTTCCGCCATTAATCGCTGACCAATTAGAGGCTATCACGCCTGCCAATTTGGGCATCGTATTAAATTGTTGATGTCTAACGTTTGATTGCATTTTCTTTCTCTTTTTACCTTTAAAATTTACACAGGCTGTTTTTACAACCTATGCATCTATTGTATATTCTATTTAGTCTGTTGTCAAGAATTATTTTAGTTTGTGGCTAAAATACAAATCTTTTCTTTTCAACTGCATTTCATCTACAATATTTAACAGTTCAACTAGTGTAACACCAGTGTTTTGGTCTGTCAACAATTTTTTTATAATTGTTGCTTTTCTGCTACACATCGTGTACAATGTTTACTATAGACATAGTATAGCGTCAAGATTGCGGGTTGTCAATACCTGCTATTGTAAATAAACAACAAAGGGAAATCACGTATGGCACGACAATTAGAATATCCGCAAAGATACTGGCGTAGAGATGAAATTCCTGTTGCTGACTATCTGATGAGTCATCAGCAATCGCTAAGGGATGAATTCATGGCGGGCTTTGACACACTAGAAGAAGCTATCAAGGCACAAGGTC